AATGCCGCCTTCGGAGTTGATGTCTCAGGATTCGTGAACTTCGATCAGGCAATTCCGCTTCTGGTTCGCCAGTGTGCCATCGCTGGAGATGTCTTTTGGCAACGCCTCACCAGCAACTCTGGCCGTGGCCTCTTCCGTATCATCCCCGGCGAGAATGTCGGATCTCCTGTCAGCACTCCTGTCGGGAAGGATGACGAGGGATGGGTGGACGGTGTCCAGATTGGGAAGCTAGGCAAGCCGATCAGATACCGCGTCCTGAAGGCCCCCGCCTCGCAAGATTACAACGACATCAGATCCGAGGATATGGGAGGCCACGTCCGCCGCGCCTATCGTGTCGGCTATACCCGCGCCCCATCTTGGTTGGCACGTGCCGCCAATACGCTCCAGGACATCGCCGAGTATCTGGCCTTTGAGAAACAATCGGCCAAGATCGGAGCATCGATGGCAATGGTCATCACATCGCCCGAAGCGGGAACCATTGGCCTTGGGTCTTCTCTCATTAAGGGGAATTCCTCCAGCTCCGCGCAGCCGATGACGGTGGACGCTATGACGAATGGCTCCATCATTCCGCAGCTCAAGCCGGGTGAAAAGGTCGAGAGCCTGATTAACAATCATCCTTCGGGAAATATGCAGCAGTTCCTCGCCACGCTTAAGGAGGAAATTGCAGTTGGATTAGGATTCAGTTCCCAATTTTTGTTCGACGCCACAGATGCCGGTGGAGCAAATCAACGCTGGATTTTAGAGGAGGCCGCAAGCGCGATTGACGAAATCCGCGACATCATCACTCAGTCCTTCGCCGCCCCTTTCTGGCGCTTCTGGATCTGGCAGGAGATCCAAGCCAGTCGCCTCCCGATGCCGAATGATGGTGAGGATTGGTGGAGAGTAGACTTCACTCCTCCCGCTCGCCTCTCCGTGGATTTCGGACGTGATGGCCGCCTCATGTCGGATCTTCTTCTCCGAGGTCAGATTTCCCCGCAGCGGTATTATGCGCTGCAAGGTCTCGACGCCGACACTCAAGAGACCGACATTATCCGCTTCGCCGCCCGTCGCAAGAAGCTGGTCGCCCAGATCGCCAAGGAAGAAGGGGTCGAGCTGACCATGGTCGAGGTATTTCCTCCGCCTCCAGGATCACCCATCGCCGCACAGCAGGAAGCTCCGCCCGATTTGACAGCAGGGAAATAAGCAACCCATGGCGACCCTCTCCCTATTTGCTGCCGCAACTGATTCGCGCGTTGATGCCGAGAACGGCATCCTGCATGGAGTCCGTGTGATCACGAAGGGCGAGGCTAAGACCCACAGCTTCCTCGGTTGCCCGATCATCTGCGACGACATCACGATTTCTGATGTGGTTCGTGAAGCGGCTACCTTTGCGGATGGCGTTCCGGTCAAGCTGGCCCACGGAACGGACATTGAGGAGCTAGTCGGTTCCATCCGTGGCATCTACGCCGATGGCGATTGTGCTCGAGGTGATCTCTATCTGCTCAAGACGCATGAGGCTTTTCCCACCTTGATTGAGATGGCGGAGACTATGCCAAGCAATTTCGGAGTTTCCATTAGTTTCCTGAATCTACCAGAGCCGGTCATGAACTCGGTCATGGGTGATGATGGCGATGGAGATAACGACGTAAGCGGAATCAATCCTGATTACCAAGACGACATCGTGGCCTATGCCGCTCGCGTTGTTGAGGGAGGTCTTTTTTCCGCCGATCTGGTCAGCAACCCAAGCTGCAACCCATCCCTCTTTTCCATTATGAGCGAAACCCCAACCCCTGAAGCTCCCGCCCTAGAGGTTGTGGAGATCCCAGCAGAAGCCCCGAAGGTTGAAGAGACCATCGCCGGTGAAATCAAACATATCGCCGAGGTTATTGCCTCCGCTGATTCCGAAGTTCTCCCGGACGAGTCTCTGGTTTCCAAAGAACAGCTTGAAGTGAAGGGACCAGAGGGAACGCAGAACGATCCAACAGGCGGAACGGAAGTCCGTGGCCCCGAAGGCACGCAGAATCTCCCCGAGGATGTGAAGCCAGAGATCGTTTCTGAGTCTCCTGCCCAGGACGTCAAGAACGAGATCCCTGCACCAGCAGAACTCTCCCGCAAGTGGGGAGCCGTCACTACGGATCTTGAGGCCACCCGCACCGAGCTATCTGCCATCCGCTCCGAACTCTCTGCTGTGAAGTCAGAACTCTCCGCCGCTCAGACCGAACTCTCCAAGAGGGATTCCGAGCTTGTGGATCTCCGCTATCTCCACCGCTCGGTTCTCTCAGTCATGGGTCTTTCCGCTTCAGATGTAGTCCCTGAGATCGCCAATAGCGAGTCCGCGCTTTCCGTGATCGAACGCTACGAGGCTATGCCTGCCGGTTCTGATCGCCTCTCATTTTTCCAGTCCAACCGCCGTGAGATCGAAACCGCTCTCTCTGCACGGGTTGGAAAGTAACAAGTCAACCCCAACCCAACCCACTAACTCGTAACCATTATGGCTAACAGCTATTCCTCCGCGTTGGTCACGGACGTCGCCACACAAGCAGCCGTCACCGTGCTCCAGAGCAAACTCGCCTCCTTGAAGGCTTTCAACACCGACTTCAGCAATGATGTCGTTTCCGGTGCTGGTCTCCGCAAGCTCCAGGTGAGCGTTGTCGGCAATGCCGCTACCGCAGTCACCAACCCAACATCCTTTGAGAGTCAGGGTGATACTGTAACAGCAGCCGCCGTCACGATGAACCACATCTCGGCTCAGTTCGGACTCACCTCCGCACAGCTCAACCAAGGTCTGCGACTTGAGAAGGTGCTCAAGGCCAACCTTCGTGCCTTGGCAAACGCCGTCATGGACGTGGCCCTCACGCCCCTCTCGATTGCTAACTACGCAGCCGCCACCTACTCCACCGCGATCACGACAGCGACCGGCGGAACCATCGGCAACAGCCTCATCACCAGTGCTCTCCCTGCTCTGTTCGCCGCCCTCGGCAACGGAACGGAGCGCAACCTTGTGCTTGACTCGAGCTACTACGCCTATCTGCTCCCGCAGACCGGCTACAGCCTCGATCTCGCCAGCAAGGGTGCTTACGGCTTCGATTCCATCACGATGAACAATCGTTGGACCGGAGTCACCGGCGGTGCAGACGTGCAGCTCAACGGATCGACCAAGACCATCAAGGGCTTCGTCGCTTCCCCCGAGGCACTTGCTTGCGCCAGCGCGATCCCATACGTCGATCCAGCGGTCGCCGGTCTGCTCCAGCAGTCCGAGATCATCGACGTGCCTGACCTTGGCATCAGCATCCAGATGAACATCTGGGGCAGCCTCGCCAGCCGTGGATTGAATGGTTCCTTCGACGTTCTGTTCGGCGCTGCAAAGGCTGACAGCTCCGCGCTGCGCTTCATCAACGTCTAGTCTCAGTAGTTTGGTTTCATTGCCTGATGGGGAGGGGTCGAAAGGCTCCTCCCCTTCTTGCGTCTAGGGATCACCACGTCGCCGCCCTTTGACAGCCGGGCTAGGAGGTGAACCGGAACTCAATCGCAGCCTTTCAAAAGAAAAGCGCTGCCGCTCTCGCCGATGCTCTCGGCACTCAGGTCACAATTTCTGGCAAGACCTTCTTTGCCCACGTCTCGACACCGCGCCCGACGATGAGTATCGGGACCGGGGGATTTAATACCGACCGCTCGATCTCCCTCCGCTGGCCGGTTGGCCGCGCTCCGAAGCCAGTAGTCGGCACCGCCGTCTTGCTCGTGGCCGAGGCTCTGAGTTTCCGAGTGGAGACCGCCACCTCGCTGATCGGTTCCCCGTTCGGAGCCGAGATCCTAGTCACCGCAAGTAGGGAATAATCCATGAATCCTCTCGCTGTTGAAGCCGCATTGAAGGCCGCTCTTGCCGCCTCCGCATTTCCGACTACGACCATCTACTGCGGCACGAGTTACGCCGAGCTTACCCCTGAGAGCCTGAATCTCATTGTATCCGTGGATTCCCTCGCGTCCGTAGGTAAGGGCCTCTACACGGCCACCGCAATGGTGAAGCTCACAGCACCGGCTCTCCTTGGTGATACGGCATACACGCAGTTTTCCGCAGCCCTAGTGAGTCTGAAGGTTGCGCTCTCAGATACCTACCTCCTTGCGAACTGGCCCGCAGCCGACGCTCCAAACTTCTGCGGCAGCTCTCCCTGCCCTTCGAGCATTTCCACCGGCCAGGACAGCCACGCATGGACGGCGGATCTCCAGATGACCTTGGGAGTCATGGACTGATTTGACACCCCCGCATCTCCAAATCCTCCACCCCGCTACCACCGCTAACCACCTCCTCATATGGCCGTAACCCTCCTCGGAACTTCCACAGGCACAGTCTTCGGCGCAACCGCCGAGACCGGAATCCTTATCAACGCATTCTCCATCTCCACTTCGAGCGACAAGCAGGAAGTCAAGAACGAGAACGGTGAGGTAAAATTAATGGCGATCTACAATCCCAAGAGCACCATCTCAGTCAGCGGAACGGTTGCCGGGACAACTGGTGTCGCTGGCGCTACAGTCGGTACGGCCCTGACCCTTGCGAACATCGAGGCAGTT